GATTTAAAACAAATCGTAGTAAGAGCATTAAATGGTGATTTGGAATTAGCAAGAGAAAAGACTGATGGACAGGCATTGGCAGTTAGTTGGGTAAATGGTAGATTAGTTGCAGCTCGCAACAAATCACACCTAAAGAACAAAGGAGCTGGTGCTATGACAATAGGACAGGTAGCAGACAAGTTTGCTGGTAGAGGTGGATTAACCGATGCATACAACTTCGCTATGCAGGATTTATCCAAAGCAATTGGCGCCCTATCCGAACCTCAACGTAAGAAGGTTTTTAAGGATGGTAGTTCGTTTATGAACTTAGAAGTGATATATCCAACGTCTGTAAACGTAATCCCTTACAATCAACCCCTATTAGTATTTCATGGTACATTTGATTATGATATGGATGGTACTATTGTAGGTGAAAACCAACAAGCGGCATCTATATTGGGTGGTATGATTAAGCAAGTAAATGCACACGTACAATCTAAATACACAATACAGGGACCTCCAATTAATAAACTTCCTAAATCAGAACATCTTTCTAAATTACAAGGAAAATATTTAGGAATGATTTCTAAACTTCAAAATGAATTCAAATTAGCAGATAGTGATGGTGTAGCTGATTATCATCAATCTTGGTGGACTGACTTTGTAGAAAAGAAAGCTAAGAAGTTAGATTATCAACAAAAAATAGGATTAATAAAGAGATGGGCTTTTGGTGACAAGAGTTTCCGTATAGCAGAAATAACTGATGACAAATTAAGAGCATGGGCTGAACAAACTGATAAGCAAGACCAACAAAAAATAGGAAAGCAAAATCTAATGAGATTTGAGGAGATATTTTTAGGAGTTGGTGCTGATGTACTATCCTTTATGGACTCGGTTCTTACAGCAAACCCTGATAGTGCCAAAAGACAAATGGTAGCTCGTTTACAATCAACAATATCTCAAGTAAAAGCAAGTGGTGACCCTAAGAAAATTGAAAAATTGAAATTAGAGTTACAAAGACTTAATGCACTTGGTGGATTCGAAAAGATTGTACCAAATGAGGGTATTGTATTTGTCTATGGTGGTAACACATACAAATTAACAGGTGCATTCGCACCCCTAAATCAAATTTTAGGTATTTTCTTCGATAAATAATTGTTTTCTGGATTTTGATATACTTATATATACAAATATATCGTAAGTAATATGGCAAAGGAATTCAATAAAAAGTTTATGCACCCAACACGTAGAAAGTTGGTAGATATGGTATTGACAGGTGGTGAATATGAAAAAAACACACAAATATCATTTTCTGGAGCAGATAAACAAAATGTAAAGCATAATGTTGGCGAAAGATGGACTGATGATAATGGAAAGACTTGGGTACAACATGAAGGTGGTAAGATAGAAACATCAGAACTATCAGATACAATGCAAGAAGTTAGAGCTTACTTAGATAAGTTAAACACTTGTAAATCTGATAATTGTAAAACAATAAAAGTAGGTAGAGTTGATAAAAAGTTAATATCTAAAACTGGATATTGTTTACATTGTCTTACAATAAGAGAATCTCAAATTAAAGTAGATGGATTGTGGAAGGAGTATGAAGATTATAAAATATATTCTAATATGATTGCATATGGTAATGATGTTGTTTCTCAATTTAAACAAGCTTATAGAGATGCAAAGCAAACTTATGAAGTAGTTCAAGAAGATGGTAAGATTGAAACTTGGAGTATGGAGAGAGATGTTGAAGAACTTAAAGCAGAAATCCTTTTGGAGATTGTTAAGTTTGAAGGTGAAATTGAACAAGCTACTAAATTAAGAAATGAGGCTTACGATAAATTAAAAGATAAAAATTACGATTTAGTAAGACCCCTTAACGATTAATATGAGTGCACCCATAACACCAAAAAAATCTTTAAAAGAGATTATTGCAGAAGAATACAAAAAGTGTGCGGTAGACCCGATTCACTTTATGAAAAAGTATTGTATGATTCAGCATCCGGTGAGAGGTAAGATACCCTTTCACTTATTCCCATTTCAGGAAAAGACCCTAACACAATTTAATGGTAATCGATTTAATATAGTCCTAAAATCACGTCAAACTGGTATCTCAACCCTATCGGCTGGTTTCGCACTTTGGAAAATGATATTCAATACTGATTTTAACGTATTGGTTATTGCAACAAAGCAAGATGTTGCAAAGAACTTAGTAACTAAGGTAAGAGTGATGCATGAATTGCTTCCTAGTTGGCTTAAGGGAGGTTCTATGGAGGATAACAAGCTTTCCCTTCGTTTACACAATGGTTCTCAAATTAAAGCTATTGCTTCATCTCCTGATGCAGGACGTTCGGAAGCCTTATCACTTCTTATATTTGATGAGGCCGCTTTTATTGATGATATCGATGAGATTTGGGTGGCAGCTCAATCAACACTTTCAACGGGTGGTAGTTGTATTGCATTATCTACTCCTAATGGTGTTGGTAATTGGTTTCACCAAACTTGGTTAGGAGCTGAGGAAAGCAGAAACCCATTCAATACAATCAGATTACATTGGACAGTACATCCTGAAAGAGACCAAAAATGGAGAGACCAGCAAGAGGAATTATTAGGATTAAAGAAAGCAGCACAAGAGTGTGATTGTGACTTTGTAAGTTCTGGTGAGACTGTAATTGAACCCGAAACTCTAATGTTCTATAAAGAAACATATATTCAAGACCCAATAGAGAAAGGTGGATTTGATGGAAACCTTTGGAAATGGGAACATGCCGATTATTCAAAATCATATATGGTAGTGGCCGATGTCGCGAGAGGTGATGGGGCCGATTATTCTACTTGTCATGTAATTGATATTGTGAACGCAACTCAAATAGCTGAATATAAAGGTAAAGTTGATACTAAAGATTTTGGAAATTTCTTAGTAGCACTTTCAACTGAATATAATGATGCTTTACTTGTGGTGGAGAACGCTAACATTGGATGGGCTACAATTCAGCAAGTAATTGATAGAGATTATAAAAACTTATTCTATATGAGTAAGGATTTAAAATATATTGATACTGAAAATCAAATGACAAATAGATATAGAGCTGAAGATAGAGGATTGGTAGCTGGATTTTCAACCACTTCTAAAACTAGACCTTTAATCATATCTAAATTAACTGATTACTTTAGAGAAAAATCAATTATAGTTCGTTCTAGTCGTTTGATAGATGAGTTATTTACATTTATTTATATGAATGGTAGAGCAGAGGCTATGAAAGGTTATAATGATGACTTGGTAATGGCATTTTCAATTGGATTATGGGTTAGGGATACTGCACTTCGTTTAAGACAGGAGGGTATTGATTTAACCAAAAGCGCAGTTGGTGGTATTACATCACATACTTACAATGGTGTATATGGTGGTGGTAATGGTATGGATGATAACCCTTGGAAAATGAGAGTTGGGAATGATTTTGAAGATTTATCCCAATGGTTGTAGTGTTTTGATATTTTACGATATTTATGTTATATAATGTCAAAATAGGATTTTGTAGAAATTAATAATAAATTATGGCAGAACAAGAAATAGATGATAGAAGTTTTTTTGGAAGGTTAAAGAAATTATTCTCAACTCAAGCTATCGTAACCGTTGATAAAGATGGTAAACGTAAAGTTGTAGATACTGATGACCGCCAAATGAATACAAACTTCGTAAATCTTAGAGATAGATATACAAAGTTACAAAGGTCTTATTATGAGACTAATCAGGGTGCACAATCAATGGCATATCATCAAGTTCGTAGAGAACTTTTTAGAGATTATGATGCTATGGATAATGACCCAATTATAGCATCGGCATTAGATATTTACGCTGATGAATCTACTACAAAGAATGAATATGGTGATGTATTACAAATTAAATCATCAAATGAGAATGTAAGTGCAATACTTCATAACTTATTTTATGATGTAGTTAATATAGAATTCAACTTATGGCCTTGGGTAAGAAACTTGGTAAAATATGGTGATTTCTTTTTAGCATTAGAAATAGCAGAAGGTAAGGGTATTATTAACGTAACTCCATACTCTGTATATAATACGGAAAGATTGGAAGGTACTGACCCAATGAACCAAAACTATGTTAAGTTTAAAGTTGAATTAGATAGATTTGGTAAAAAGGAATATGAGAACTACGAAATGGCTCACTTCCGTTTATTATCAGATACAAACTTTCTTCCATATGGTAAGGCTATGATTGAAAATGGTCGTAGAGTTTGGAAACAATTATCCCTTATGGAAGATGCGATGTTAATCCATCGTATTATGAGAGCACCTGAAAAAAGAGTGTTCAAAATTGATATTGGTAATATTAACCCGCAAGAGGTTGATAACTATATGCAAAAAATTATCAACAAAATGAAGAAAACTCCATTTGTTGATAAAAATAGTGGTGATTACAATTTAAAGTATAATATTCAGAATCTAACCGAAGATTTCTTCTTACCTGTTAGAGGTGGAGATAGTGGCACGGCTATTGAAAACTTAGCTGGATTGGAATATGCGGCAGTTGAAGATATTGATTACTTAAAAGCTAAACTATTTGCAGCATTGAAAGTACCAAAGGCTTACTTATCGTATGATGAGAACGTTAATGGTAAAGCTACATTGGCTGCAGAAGATGTTCGTTTTGCTAGAACTATCGAAAGAATTCAAAGAACAATCGTTAGTGAATTATATAAGATAGCAATCGTTCACTTAGCTGGACAAGGTATTGATGATGCTGAAATGACAAACTTCCAACTTACTTTAACTAACTCATCTACAATATATGAGCAAGAGAAGGTAAACTTATGGAGTGAGAAAGTTAGATTAGCAACTGATATTAAAGGAATGAATATGTTATCTACTGATTGGGTATTCCACAATGTATTCAGTATGAGTGAAGATGAGATGGATATGGAAAGAGCTAAAATGGTATTAGACCTTAAAGACCGTTTCCGTTACAACTCAATTGAACAGCAAGGAGAAGACCCAGCAAATCCACCACAACAACAAAATGTAGAGGAAGAAATCCAAAAGATGAAACAGGAGATTGTGGATAATAAAGGTGGTAGACCAAGAGAGGGAAATACATATGGTAAAGATAAACATCCATATGGTAGAGACCCATTGGGTAACAAAGAAAATGAGAAAGAGAGAAAGAGAGAAACTCGTTCAATCGAATCAAGTAAAAAATTAGCACGAGAATATATCAATGGAATTTCGGCAAAAAAGAGGATTTTAAGTGAAAAATCACAAAAATCAGACCTTTTAGATGAAAATAATCTGTTGGATGACAGTAAATTTTAATAAACATTAAAAAGTTTATATTTATATGTGTTAGTTTATAGATATAGGTTAAATTATAGGGAAATAAATGAAAAAAATAAAACATTCTAAGGTTAAGAATACCGGAGTGTTGTTTGAGCTTTTAGTAAGACAAATAACATTAGAGGTACTTAATGGCGATAAAACTGAAAACGCAAAAAACATTGTAAAAGAATTCTTTGCGTCTGGTACTGAATTAAATAAAGAATTACGTCTTTATGATTTACTTTTGAAAGAAAAATATAATTCTGAAAGTAAAGCTGAAATGTTTGTAGATACTGTATCTCAAGCTCATTCTAAATTAAATGAAGGTAAACTTATAAAAGAAAAATACAATCTTATTAAACAAATTAATGAGAAATTTGAATTAGAGCAGTTTCTTTCATCCCCAATAACAAATTATAAGGTATTAGCATCTATATATAAAGTTTTTGAATCTAAAAAATCCGAAAACTACGATATTAAAGATGTGTTTAATTCAAAAGTAACCTTAATTGAAAACATTATAGCTAGACCATCTATAAAAACTAACAAAGTAGAAGATACTAAGCTAATCGAATCATATAAGCAACAAGATAAAGACCTAAGATTATTAACCTATAAAATACTTGTTGAAACTTTCAATAAAAAATATACTAACTTAGATAGTAACCAAAAGAATTTGTTAAAAGAATATATTAATAATATCTCAAATACATCTAAATTTAAAGATTATCTTTCAGTAGAATTACCAAAAATTGTAGCTGAATTGAAATCAATCAAAGCTAAAATCCAAGATAAAGTAACTACTATCAAATTATCTGAAACTATTTCTGTTTTAGAAAAAATGAAGATTGGTAAAAGTATATCTGATGGACAGGTTTCATCTATCATGCTTTCTTATGAGTTAATCAAAGAATTAAAATCTAAATTAAAATAATGGAAGCTAGATTAAAAGAAATAATCAGAACTATTGTTAAAGAAATCCAATCTGAAAAGGAATTGGAAGAAATGACTGGAACTGGTGCGGTTGCTGGGTATAATACGCCGGCAGCATTTTCTAAACCTGGTCAAACTGCAAAGAAAAACAAAAGATTAGCTAATGTAACTGGTGGAGACGTGGTTGATGATTTAGAAGAAGGTAAGGATTGGTTGAAAAACGATGTACCTGCTAATTCTAAAAAGCCATTAGAAATAAAACCAACTGCAACTGATTGTAGTGATTCTGGTGAAATTGCAGATAAAAGTGGTATGGTATTAGCAAAGGCTGATGATGAGGCTAGTTTAAATGAGAATCGTTGGGTAGCATTAAAAAAAGAAGATGGTTCTGCAAAAGCTAAAATAGGTAAAGGTATAACATCTATCAAACAACAATTGGGTGAAGTTGAAAAATTCGTTAATTGGTATTCAAAGTTAAAGACTGAGAATGGTGTTACAAAAGATGATTACTATAAAAGAACACACAAAAGTTTACATAAAATCAAAGAAAGGTTAATGAATCTTTCGGAAAAAATTAGAACTTTATAATATGCCAGCACAATCAAAAGCACAACAACGATTTATGGGTATGGTTCATGCAGTACAAAAAGGAGACATGGAAGCACCATCTAAAGAAGTTGAAAAAGCAGCTGATTCAATGACTAAAAAAGACGCTAAAGATTACGCATCTACATCACATAAAGGTCTACCAAACAAAAAAGAAAATATGAACATAACTAGACAAAGACTAAAAGAATTAGTTAAGGAAGTAATGACAGAAGAATCTGAATATCAAGCATTCTTTCAAAAAGCTTTAGATAAAGCAGGTAAAGATATTAATGCAATGTCAGATGATGAAAAGAAAGCATTCTTTAATAAAATTGATTCTGCTTGGAATGGTAAGGGTGAAAAGAGTGAAGGCAATGCGTTTGGAGCGGCGGTTTCTAACGCAAAACAAAATGGTGATGATGAATTTGAAGTTGGTGGTGATAAATATAAAGTAGAAGCAATATCTAGTGAATTACCATCTGCAACAATACCAGCTGCAATTAAAGTAAAATTATCTCAAGCAATTGATAAAATTAAAGATGCTAAATTAAACCCTATGCAAAAATTACAATTAGTTGCACAGGTTGTTGATAGTTTAGGTATTGATAAATCTCAATTAGGTACAATGGCTTCTAAAATAAGAAGTAAAATGGAATCTAAGAAATAAGAATATAATATGAAATCACTCTTAATAGAAACAAACCTATTTGAAGGTAAGGTAAAAGAAGATGAAGGTGGGAGAACCTTAG